TAGGTTTAGACCATGTAACTAAAGAAAGACAAATCATAAGAAGTACCAGGCAAGAGTTTAAAAAAGATACCAAATTACAACCACTTATGTTCGCGGGTTTAATAATGCAAGGTGGCGTGATATCATACGAAAGTAACGTAAAGAGTGGTGGCGCTGGAGCTAGATACCTTGGAATAGGAATGTCTAGACAGTACAAACAAGATACAGTTACCATCTCATTACGCACCGTATCTGTAAGTACGGGAAAAGTATTACTAGAAGTACTAGTAACAAAAACGATATTAAGTGCATCTATAGATCAAGATATCTTTCGTTTTATTACTGATTCAACCGAACTAGTAGAAATAGAAAACGGTTTGGTCAGGAACGAGTCAATCAATATAGCACTACAGACAGCAATAGAAACTGCTGTACTACAAACTATAAAAGAAGGAACAAATAGAGGATATTGGAGTTATGAAGAATTTAAAACAATTGATTGCGACAATGATTGTGTTACCGCTATTCGCGGCTGACAACGAAATATTTGTAGAGCAAGCAGGTGCAACAGCAAACATAGACCTAGAGCAACTGGGTTCATCAAACATTATAGGCGGTCTTAATTCTATAGCTGGCACATTAACAGCATTAGATCTTGATGGCATTAATTTAACACTGGATATCAATCAGATAGGTAATAGTAATAAATTTCTTGGTGATATCTACGGTGACAATGTAACAGGGTTCTTTGAGTTTGATGGTGACAGTAATACATTTACTATACAGGGCGATCCAACAGATACTTATGGTATTAGTGGATCAGACTACAATGTTGATGTAACTGGTAGCTCTAACACATTTACTCTAGATACTGGTACAAGTGCGTTAAGTGAAAACTTAGATTTAGATTGGATAATTAATGGTGATGGAAACACTTTTGATTTTGATATTAACTATGATGGTGCTACTAACTATGTCGATGTAGACGGAGATAGCAACACAGTAAACTTTACAGGAAGTGGATATGCGGGAGGATACTTCTACCTTGACCAAACAGGAAACAGTAGAACATTTAACATCATCCAGTCATCAACTCTTGCTGCTGATTGGTTACAGATTAACTCTACTGGCAGTAACGGTACTGTTTGCGTCGTTCAAAACGACGGCGGAACAACAACTAGCTGTTGACGTAGGCAATATATCTGAGCTAACTGGTTCAGCACAAGTTGTAAGAGATAAGCCATACCAAGCTGCAGAGTCTTTTGACATACAGCAAAACGATGAGGCTATTACATCTAATGGTCGTATGGCTATTACATTCTTAGATGATTCTAAGGTTAAGCTAACTGAACATTCACAACTTACAATAGACGAGTACATCTTTGATCCCAACCCCAGCAAATCTAAAATGGCTATCACCTTTGGTCTTGGCACTGCTAGGTTTATTACAGGTAGTCTCAATAAGATAGATAAAAACAATATAGATCTTAAGACACCCACGGCTAATATAGCTATACGCGGGACTGATTTCACGGTTACTGTAGATGAGGTCGGTCGCAGTTTACTTATACTATTACCAGATGAATACGGTTTGTCTAGTGGAGAGATATTAGTAACTACAGCCATGGGTACAGTTACACTCAATAAACCATACGAAGCAACTACGGTAGATGTGTATGAAAAGTTACCAAGTGCGCCAGTCATACTAGATTTAACACTAGAGCTAATAGATAACATGCTTATTGTTAATCCACCTAAACAAGAAAAGATTATAGAAGAAACCATACAAGCTAAAAAGAAAAACATATTAGACTTTGATGATTTGGATATAGATTATTTAGAAGAAGACTTATTAGACTCAGAGAAAGAACTAGAATTTACAGAGCTAGATATAAATTATTTAGATGTAAACTTTCTTGAAGATTTGCTAGATGTCATAGACGCATTACAAGAAATACAAGAAGAAGATCAGCTTGCACAAGATGCTACGTCAACTAACATTGTTGGTACACAGCTAGGGCAAGACTTAAACACACAAATAACATCGTATATAACTGGCGAAGTGCTAACCTTGATTCGTAGCGTGAACGACACAGCAAGAGTAGATATAGACTCATCTTCTAGTTACACGGTTATCTTTATACAAGATGGCGCATCTAAAGTTGTTAAAGTAAATGGTGGTACTGGTAGCCTTATAAAAATTACACAAAGCAATTAATGAATAAAGTATTATTCACAATACTTATAATACTAACATTGCCCTTGTTATATCAGTCAACGCCAACAGAAATATTAAAGTTAAAAGTATTTGACTATCTAATACCTAAACAGCAACCATCTGGTTACTTTACTGTTTTAAATATTACAGAAAAAGATATAGCTAATGAAGGCGGGTGGCCGTTACCAAGAAAAAGATTAGGTCAAATACACACAGATATAATAGCTAAAGGCGCTATAGGCGTTGGTTACGTCATAGGCTTTCCACAACCAGATAGAATGGGTGGTGATAATTACTTTGCAGAGTCGCTAAAGTATGGAACTTCTATTTTAGCAATGTTTGAGAATCCCAATGGTGATTACCCACCAACCACAGGTACTGTCATACTTGGTGATGATCTGGGAGGAATGACTACAAATGGTGTCATACAAAACATAAAGATATTAACAACTTATGCACAGGAAGGTATTGCAACTGCGCCAACCGATATAGATAACCTAGTAAGAAGGATACCATTGTTGTTAAGAACACCAGATGGGTATGTGCCTGCATTTGGTACAGAGGTATTGAAAGCATTGGTTGGTGCTGATACTTATATTATAAAAACAAATGATCTTGGTATAGAACAAATTAGAGTCAAAGGATTGCCACCAGTTGATACAGACAGTTTAGGTCGTAAGTGGATTAGTTGGGTAGACACACCACAAACAAATTTAAAAGAAATGGATGTTGCTGGTAAGTTTGTATTTGTCGGAGTAACTGCTCCAGGTATCATGCCACAGATTGCAACTCCGAATGGATTATTAGAACCACACAAAATTCAAGCAGCATTATCTGAGTCAATCTTGATAGAAAACTCACCAAGGATTCCAAGTTGGCATTTATCAGCCGAAATTTTGATTTTGCTAATTTTCGTGTCGATGACGTGGCTTGTAATTAATTATCTCAGTATAGTTAAGGGCATAAGTATAGCTGTTATTTTACTCTTCACCACGGGCGTTACAGGGGCTTTTAGCGTTCAAAAAGGTATTTTGTTAGATTTTTCGTGGACTTTTATCTCTCAGATATTAATTTCTACTATTGCTTTGTATTTAAGCTATAAAAAACAATATAAGTTACGTCAACAGATAAAAAAACAATTTGAACATTATCTTGATCCAAGACAGGTTAAACAATTGCAAGACAATCCAGACATGTTAAAACTTGGTGGTGAAAAAAAATACTGCACATTTCTTTTTACAGATGTTAGAGGATTTACATCTTTGTCAGAAAAGCTAGAACCAGAAGAAGTTACCAAAATTATGAACAAGGCTTTAACGATTCAAGCAGATGCAGTTAAGTTTTATGATGGCATGGTTGATAAATATATTGGTGACGCAATGATGGCAATCTTTAATGCTCCGATAGATATACCAGATCACGAACATGCAGCTATTCTTTGTGCAAAAGAAATACAAGATAAAATTAAAATGGCCGATCTTGATATTGAAATAGGCATAGGGATAAATACAGGAACTGCTGTTATTGGTAATATGGGTAGTAATACTAGGTTTGATTATTCAGCTATTGGTGATTGCGTAAACACAGCTGCAAGACTTGAGTCAGCAACCAAAGAGGTGGGTGTAGATATACTCATTGGCGAATCTACTGCAAATACATCTAAAATTAAGTTAAAATTATTAAAACCAATAAAAGTTAAAGGAAAGGAAAAGCCTTTAGTTATTTATACAATATAGGAGTAATTATGCCAAAAGGAAAAGGAACATACGGATCTAAAGTAGGTAGACCGCCCAAAAAGAAAAAAACAAAAAAAACTAAAAAGTGAGGCCATCATCCGCCAAAGCCAAAGGTAGAGCTTTACAACAATGGGTGGTAGATAAACTAATTGAATTACTTGGTTTTGACCCTGAAGATTTAGAGTCAAGGCCAATGGGTTCTAATGGTGAAGATATCATTATGGGTGTACAGTCGCGCAAACAATTCCCATATTCAGTAGAATGTAAAAACCAAGAAGCTGTAAATGTTTGGAAAGCATACGAACAATCGCAAGAGAACTGTAAAGATTACGAACCATTGGTTATAATTAAAAGAAATAGGACAAAACCATTGGCATTAGTAGATGCTGAGTATTTTTTAAAACTACATAAAAAAGATGATTGATAAACTAATAGGACCAGTAGGCGACATTGTTAGCAAGCTAGTGCCAGATAAAGACTTACAAGCAAAACTAAACCATGAACTTAAAACAGAATTACATAAAGCGAATATGGCGCAGATTGAAATCAACAAGATTGAAGCTGGACATAAATCCTTATTCGTTGCGGGATGGAGGCCATTTGTGGGGTGGACTTGCGGTATTGCTATGCTTTACCATTTTTTATTACAGCCTATTATTATATTCGGACTATCAGCAGCAGGATTATCATTTGACTTACCAACTTTTGACATGGGTTCGCTAATGACTGTATTAATGGGTATGCTAGGTCTTGGAGGACTTAGAACATTTGAGAAAACCAAAGGAGTTACAAAATGAGTTGGAAGAACTTTACGTTAGAAGAATTTGCATGTAAGCATACTGGCGAAAATAAAATAGAACATGAACTTATAGACAAACTACAAGCGCTAAGAACAGAGTGCGGATTCCCGTTTAAAATAACATCTGGCTATAGAAGCGCAGAACATCCCATAGAAAAAAATAAAACAAAGCCTGGTACACATGCTTTAGGTTTGGCAGCTGACATAGGCGTTAGAGGCCAACAAGCATTAGAAATAATATCTAAAGCAAGAGACTTCGGATTCACTGGTGTTGGCGTAAATCAAAAAGGTGGCGCAAGATTTATACATCTTGATATATCCAAAGATTCACAAGGCAGACCTAGACCACATATTTGGAGCTACTAATGGACCCGTTAATGTATTGGAATATTATTATTACTTTGGTAATTGCTCCAATCATTCATGGTATCAGAACTAACGCGACAGAATTAAAAAGAGTTGATATACTACTCAATAAGACTCGCGAAGAAGTTGCAAAAGATTATGTAACTAAAGTTGAACTAACAATTAGTATAGATAGAGTTATAGATCGTTTAGATAAGCTAGACGAAAAAATGGATAAATTAATTACAGGTTAATATGAGCAAAGGTGCTTTTCAAACAAGACTAGGTCAAATGGGAGAGATCCCTAACTTTCAACAAACTCCTCCAATGGCATACTCTGGTAATTATTTTATGCCACCAAAGCCAAACTATTTACCAATAGAAAAACAGTCAATGGCTAGAGTACAACAACCAATGTCTATACAACAGCCTATAGCAAACATTATGGCAGAGGGCAGTATGCAACAGCCAATGACTCAACGTCCTTCGTTTCAACAGCAAGTTCCCTCATTGTTAAGTTCACCAGAAATACCAAGAGCGCCAATGCAAACACAACCACAGTCTTTATTACAAACACCTGGTATTGGTATAGAGAAGCCAACGCAATATGACAGGGCGTCTTCAAGAATATCTTTGCCACCAATTAACTCATATAGATAATGTCAGTAACGCACGAAGAAGCTGTAAAAGCTGAACAAGCACGATTATTGCTTGAGTCAGATGTTTTTAAAGAAGCAACTGAAAATCTTAAAAACGAATACATCACTCATTGGTTAAACTCTAGAGACATTGGTGATGTAAACATAAGAGAAGACTTACACAGGTCTTTATTACTATTACCAGAGGTTGAAAGACATCTGCGTATCATGGCAGAGAAAGGAAAACTCACTAAAGCAAATATTAACAAAATTAGAAATATTGGTTAATACTTTCCTTTTTACACATTCTTGATATAAAATACTTATAAATACATATAAGGAGTATTTATGAGCAATAACGGAAAACCGACTGCTTTACAAAGCGACACAGATAAAGCTGCGTC